TCGCGCTCGTACTTGGCCACGCTGCAATCGTCACCTGCGCCCTCGGCGAACACGTCGAGGATCTTGATGGCGTCGCCCGGCAGCGCGTAGGCGTAGGCCCAGCAGCCGTAGTCGCCCGCGAACTCGGCCAGCGTGCTGCGCTTGGTGGCGAAGCCCCAGTGGTGCATCTCGAGCATGGTGTCGCGCGCCACCGGGTAGAAGCGCGCCGCGTGCTCGGCCTGCGCGGAGCCCTCGGGCGGGTAGAGGCTCGCCACGGTGGCGTCGTCGCCGAGCCGGGAAAGCGCGAGATTCACGATGTCGATTTCACTGGCCACGGTCGGACCCCATCAGAAAAACGGGGCGGGCGTTGCCGCCGCGCCCCGGAACCCATACTTCGGGAGGGAGAAGACTTAGACGAGATCGTCGGCGCCCTTGGGCGCCTGCGCCTCGCTGTCGGTGCGCGCGATCTCGGAGACGGTCGTCGGCTCGCCGCCCTTGGCTTTTGCCTTGGGCTTCGGCTTGGCGGCCTCGGCCGCTTCCACCGGCTCGAACCACGAGGCCTTCGCCCCGTCCTCGGCCTCGAAAACGTCGCCCACCCGGCGCCGAGCGCCGCCGTAGAACCCCTGCTTAATCGCGCGTACCTTCATGGCTCAGTCCTCAGATGCCGTCGGCGTAGGCCTTCCACTTCGCCACGTCGTGGGTCAGGAAAGCATTGACCTTGCCGGCGGTGACAGCAGCCACGCCCGTGGTCTGCAGGATGCCCAGGAAGCGCTCGTAGGCGTTACCTTCCATCGGGATCGGGCCGGCGTACAGCACGGTCCCGGCTGCGATGCCCGAGCCGACAGTGAAGACCGGCGTGCTCAGGTGCTTGGTGCCGGTCGCCGGGTCGATCGCCGCGGTGGCGTCGGAGGCCAGGTGGAACTGGACGGTGCCGCCCGCGCCTGCGGCGATCTCGGTGTCGACCGTGATGACCAGGTGCAGCGGCTCGCCGTTGCCGATGTCGCGGGCGACGCCCAGGTCGATCTGGTCGCCGATCAGGTAGCTGCCGGCCGCGCCCGTGTTCAGGGCGACGGCATCGGCAAATTCGTTGCGCTCGTCGAGAATCATGTCGTTGCTCCTTGTCTTAGACCACGCGGGCTTCGGTGTTGTTGATGGCGTCGAGGCGCTTGACCGGGATGTCGTCGAAGGTCATCACGCGCTTGCCCGCCACGGTTTCCCAGGCCAGGTTACCGGCGATCTTTTCGAGGATGCCCAGGCGAAGCTGCTCGCGGATGGTGCGATTGACGTACCAGACGGCGCGGCCCTTCGACAGACTGGGGATGCGCTCGGAGGCCTGCACCATGAAGTTGATGAGCGCCTTTTGCGCGGCGGCGCGATCGCCCGCGGTGCCGTCCGTGGTGAGTGCGGACACGTCGATGTTGCAGACGCGCGCAGCGAAGCGCCAGTCGCGCACGGTCAGGCCGCAATCGTGGCGGTAGTGCGTGCGGTAGGCTTCCATGCGGCCGCCAGCGCCGTCGACGTTCTCGATGGTGACCTGGCCCTTGTCCTGCATGTCCAGGCCGGCGCGCGAGCCCTTCGGATAGATGCCGTGCATGGTCTGGTCGCCCCACACGACGAGCCAGATGGAGGTGTTGTCGGAGCCAGTGCCGCCCGCGCTCACGATGTTGTCGGCGTTGGCTGCGTTCAGGCTGTTGTAGCGCGGCGCCAGGCCGGTGAAAGCCTCGGGCTGATCGCCCTCGTTGCCGTAGATGATGGTCGAAGCGAGTTCCTGCGCCATGCCTTCGATATGCGCGCGATCTTCCGAGAGGCGGAAAGCGGCGGTGTTGCCGTTGAGGTCGGCCAGCGCCTTGTCCACCTCGGCGTAGGCTTCGAGCATGCCGCACGAGTCGGTGACTTGCGCAGTGGTGCTCTTGGTCGGCTGAACGCCGCCGTAGAGCTTGCGCCAGGTCGGGGTCGGCAGGCCGGTGCGGATGGTCGTGCGATGGCCGGTCGGCAGGTTGCCCTCGACGAAGTTCATGTCTTCGAGGATGGGGTTTTCCTGCGTGAGAATTTCGGCGATGACGTCGATCTTGCCGTCCGGATCAAGGCGCTTGGCCAGGTCCAGCAGCGTGGGATGAGAAGCGGCGAGTGCGCTCATGTTTTCGGCTCCTTATGCCTGATTCGGGAAAAGTCGTTTTGCGGGGTCCGTCGGCTGGCCTGCTGCGCCGCCGCGGATCACGCGGTCTTCACTGATTGCCTTGCCCGATCTGTAGAAAAACCGGATCACTTCCGGGTGATTCCCAAGGCCGGACTCGTTGAGCAGCGCTTTCAGTTCGGGCGTGCCGAAGGTGTCGAGAGCCTTGCGTGCCGTGGCCAGATTCGCCTCGATCGCATCGCCGCCGAACTCCTTGTCGGCTTTCGCCTGGCCGGCCCACTCGTCGCGCGCCTGCGCCAGCATCTCGGCCTGCTTCAACTGCGCCGACTCGGTGCGCTTGAGCGCGAGGTCGGCGAGCTTCTGCGCCTGCGACTGGGTAAGCCCCAGTTCCTTGGCGGTGGCCTTGATGTCGTCCGCCAGCTCGGTGTCGAGCGCCTTGCCTTCCTCGAACGCAAAGTCGGCGTATTGCTCGGGCACCTGCTCCTCGGCTTTCGCCTCGGTCTGCTGGCCTTCGCCCTGCTGTTGCTGCTGCTCTTGGGCCGGCGGGGTCGCCGTGGCTTGCGCCTCGGGTGCGACCTGGCCGGCCTCGGTCGATGCGGGCGCCTCAGTGATCGTTGTCGGCTGATCCGTCATCATCGTTTCCTGCGTCATGCTTTTGCTCCTCGAGCATTGCGGTGTACTTCTCGGGGCAAGCGTCGTGGATCTGTGCCATCAGCATCAGACCGACATTGCGCTGGCCCTCGAGGAAGAACGTTTCGGAGTTCCCGGTGAAGCTCGAGCGGAACACCCCGGTGCGTTCCAGCAGGCGCCACATGATCCGGCGCCCGCGCTTGTCATCCATCAGCCACTTGAAGTCGTCCCGGTCGCGCTGCGAAACGAAGCGCGCGTGCTGCTCGGCTTTGGCTTTCTTGCGCTCCTGGCCGCGCAGATCGAGAGGATCGAAATGACTCATGGGCGCACGGTATCGCGCAGCCCATAAACCACGCGCACCCCTACGCCTTGCCCTTCACGCGCTCGAAGGTGCGCAGCCCGCCCAGGCCCAACATGCCGGTGAGCAGCACGAGCAGGGTTTCGTTGTCGATGGCCGGAAGCGGCGGCACGGTCGCGCCGAAGAGCGCCACGACCCACGGCAGCAGGGGCTGGGCGATGAACTGGTAGGCCAGCCCCGCCACGCAGCACCAGCCGGTGGCCGGCCGCCAGCCGCCGCGGAACAAGTCGGTCTGCACCTCAGCCTTGTTGATCTCCATCTGCCCGAGCGCGAGCCGCACCTCGGCGTCGAGCTGGGCGAGGTCGCCGCGCTGGCCGAGCTCGAGCGCGCGCAGCTTGGCTTCGGCTGCCTGCTGCGGATCGGGCAGCACCTTGTCGATCACGGACACGACCGCGGGGATCAGCGCCTGCCACATGTCACACCCCGAAGGCCGAGCGCAGCAGGATGCGCGGCCACAGGAAGGTAAGCGTGAACCAGGCGTCGAGGTTCGCCCGCGCCACGGTTTCGACCGCCTGCGACCAGCGGCAGCAGTCAATCACGACCGGGCGGGAGTGCGCGGCCCGCCACGCATCAAGTTTCGTCACGGTTGCCGGCATGTTGCATCTCCTCGAAGTTCTGGTGTCGGGCCTGCTTCCATCTGCAGCCGTCGACCATCGGTTTGACCTTGGCGCACTTGTGGCTCCAGGCGGGATAGAGATACTGGCTGATGCGGTTTGCGCACTGCCGGCAGGCCATCGGCAGCTCCTGGTAGCTCATCACGCGCCGATCAGGTTGTCGGCGATGCGCCGCGCCCAACCCTTGCCGAAGTGCTGCCAGGTCGGAAGGCTGGTCATGAAGCGCAGCCGCGCGCCGTTGAAGCGCTTGGCGAGCAAGTGCGGGTCGGCCATGCGCGCCGCAAGCAGGGTCTTCGGGCCGATGATCCCGTCGGGCTCGGCCTCGGCCGCGAGTTGCAGCCACTTCACCGCCTGGCGCACGCCGGAATTGACCGCGGCGTCGAAGAGGTCGAAGCGCACCGCGTCGGGCAGATATTCGGCCTGCACCGCGTCCCAGTAGTCGCGCCGATAGATCTGCTTGGCGCGCTCGAGCGTCAGTCCGGCGATGTCCTCGTCGGGGTATGCGCGCTTGCTGATGCCGTACTTGGTTTCGCCGCCAGGGTCGCGGGCGTCATTGACGTACCCGCCCTCGTGCCCGATCAGCTTCTCGAAAGCCACATCAAAGTTCATCGCACTCTCCGTTCTGCGATTCGCCGCCCCCACTCGCGCACCTGGTCGGCCCCGAAGAGGCCGATCGAGGCGCCCAGGAAGGTGGCCCAGCCTTGTGTCATCCCAAGCGCTTCGACCAGGTGCGCAACGCCCAAGGCGATGGCGCCGCACAGCATCGCCTCGAGAAAGCGCCGCACCCACCGCGGCTCGCGCCCGTCGTACAGGATGCGCAGCAGCGCCACGATCATGGCCAGGATCGCGGCGCGGAACGGTTCGGGGGCAGACTCGAACAGCTTGGCCAACGTCGTACTCTCCTCGTGCATCCGCCGGGCCTCAGCTCGTGTAGCCGCTGAAGGACTGGATCACGTCCGTCAGCGCGTTCTGCCCGCCCGTGTCGGCTGCGGCTAGGTTGCGCGCGGTCTGCGCGCCTTGTGCCATCTGCTCGGCCTGCGCCTGCTGCTGGGCGGCCTCTGCACGCTGCTGGCGGATCAGCGCAACCTTGTCGTCGGCTACGATCAGGCGCGGATCGACGCCCAGCATGTCGCCGTAGATCTCGGCGTACTGGTCGGCGTCGAAGCGGTCCAGCACCTCGGGCTTCATCTGCGCGACCATGCCCAGGTTGCCCACGTAGCGGTCGATGCTGTTGGTGCCCACCGCGCGCTGCGCCTGCGCCAGCATCGAGACAAATTCGACGTTGATCTCCACGCCCTGCATCTCGGGCGGCGGCGGGGGTAGGGCGCCTGCGCGCACCAAGCGCGCGAACGTCATCTCGATGAACGGGTCCAGCAGCTCGTTGTGCAGCCGCTCGAGCACCGGGCCGAGCATCAGCAGCTTTTCCTCGTGGCGCTCGGCCACTTCGGTGGCGGTCATGTTGGTTCGGTCTGAGCCCGCCAGCATCAGGAAGAGGTCGGCGTAGAACGTCGAGCGCACGCGCTCGCGCACATCCTGAATGTCCATCAGTAGGTGGTTGAGATCCAGCCGCACCTCGAAGGCCGTGCGAATGCCGCCTGTGGGCGAGGCCGTGTCGACGAAGCTCACGCCACCGGGCAGGGTGTCCAGGTCGCGGTTCTTCATCGACGTGGGCACCTGCAGCGGGGGCTTCGTCATGTAGTCGATGCCCTGCGCCTTGCGCAGCTGCTCGTGCTGCAGTTGGCGGATGTCGCCCAGCGCTTCCATGCCCGGGCTGTTGCCGTAGATGTCGCCGCCCGAAGCAGCCCAGCGCGGCACCATCGCCGGGAACTGCTCGAAGCCGGACTCGGACAAGTAGCGGCCTGCCTCGCACCCCGGCTCGAAATAGACCGACTTCCACGCCATGTTTTGCGCGTCGCGCTTGGTGGCGTCGCGGTCGCTGCGCGGCTCGATCGCGTGGATCACCGGCACCCAGGCGTCGAGGTTGCCGCGGTCGAACAGGGTGCGCACCGCCGGACTCACCTTGTCACGACCGAACTCGCCCACCATCTGCGCCACCGTCAGGTCGAACTCGCGGTAAAGCGTCTGGACCTTGCCGCGGTAGTCGGAGGCGATCGCGTACTCGCCCGCGGTCAACGTGTGGTGATGGATCACGCTGTCGAAGTCATCGACGATGATCGAGGCCGACGTGCCGTAGGCGCCCAGCTCCTCATACATCGAATGCAGCGCGCGGTAGGTGTTCGAGCGCGCGAACACGTCGAGCACCAGACGCTGCACGTCATGCAGCCAGACCTTGACGGGCTCGCTGGCCATCATCTCGGGGTCGGCCGTGGCCAGGCGGAACCACGGTC